GGCCCTAGCCCATTACAAGGCACAGCACAAAATTTAGGTTTAGGAAGTTATTCAGTTACAGTTGGAGGAGGTGGAGCCACATCAACTACAGGTTCTGCAAGTGGATCAGATTCAGTTTTAGCAGGAATTACATCAACTGGTGGTGGAGGTGGTGGAATTTTTAGTCCATCGGGTCCAATCAGTCAAGTTGGACAACCAGGAGGTTCAGGTGGTGGTGCAGCTTATTCAAGAGCAAAGGGTTGTGGTAATACACCTCCCACAGATCCACCTCAAGGAAATCCTGGTGGAGATTTAGGATCTTCTCCTCAAAATGAAGCAGCAGGTGGTGGTGGTGGAGCAACTGCAGCTGGTGGAGACTCTAATCCTCCAAACAATAAAGGAGGAAATGGAGGGGCTGGAGCACCTAATGCAATTTTAGGGAGTGCAACTACATACGCTGGAGGTGGTGGAGGTGGAGCTGGATTTTCACCTGCCCCTGGAGGTGGTGGTTGTGGTGGAGCTGGCGGTGGTGGAGCTGGTGGAGCTACAAATGGAGGTTGTGGAACGGCAGGGACAGTAAACACTGGTGGTGGTGGCGGTGGAGCTGGTGGTCATGATCCAAGTCCAGGAACTAATGATACTGGTGGAGCAGGTGGTTCAGGTATCGTGGTTGTAAGAACAACATCAACAGCAGGAGTTGCGTTTAGTTCAAGTCCAGGATGTGTTGCAACTATAGGTGCGGTATCTTCAGGATCATGTGTTTCTTATTTTGCAAAATTTACATCTTCAGGCACATTAAACATTAGTGAAAGCACTGTGCCTTTAAATTATTTAGTGGTCGCTGGAGGTGGTGGCGGTGGATCTGGAGGTGGTGGAGCAGGAGGTTATAGAACATCAGGTTTTGGACCTTCTCCTTTACAAGCTTCAAGTCTTGATATATCACCAGGAGCTTATTCAATTGTTATCGGAGCAGGAGGAACAGGAACTCCTCAATCAAATGAATGTAGACCCGCAGGTGGTGACTCATCTTTTTATGGAATTACATCATCTGGAGGTGGAGCTGGTGGAGCAGTATCAACTAAACCAGGTGGTGATGGAGGATCTGGAGGTTCTGGTGGTGGAGCAGGATTAGCTAACCCACAAGCATTATGTGGAGGAGCAGGTAATACACCTCCTCAAAACCCTCCTCAAGGTAATCCAGGTGGTAATACACCAGCTGGTATAGCCAGTGGTGGAGGTTCTGGAGGTGGTGGAGCAACCGCTGCAGGAGCAGGGGGAGGCCCAAGTTCTGCAGGAGGAGCAGGAGCTCCAAATTTAATCACAGGATCTGATGTAACTTATTCAACTGGTGGAACTGTAACAACTGGATCACCTGTTGCTGGAGGAGCTAACACAGGTACGGGTGGTAGCGGTACTGCTTATCCATCGTCTCAATCTGGTGGAAATGGTGGTTCAGGTATAGTGGTGGTTAGAGTACCAGGATCAACAACAGCAAGTGTAGCACCAGGAACTAATAGTATAGCAACATTACCTGCACCTGCAGGGGGCTGTAAAGTAGCTTCATTTACTGTATCAGGAACGTTGACTATAAGTTAAAATTAAATTATAAATATAACATTTAAGGAGTAAGAATATGGCACATTTTGCAGAATTAAAAACAAAAGTAGATCCAACAGGTTTTACTACAGATACACATCAAGTTGTAGAAAGAGTAGTTGTGGTAGGTAATGATGTAACTACAGCAGCAGGACCATTAGGAGAAAATGATATGCACCAAGATGGAGAAACATGGTGTGTTAATTTTTTTAATGGTGGTATTTGGAAACAAACTTCTTACAATAACAATTTTAGAAAACAATACGCAGGTATTGGAATGGTTTATGATCCTGTAAAAAATAAATTTTTAGCAGCGCAACCTTACGCATCATGGTCATTGGATGATAATGATGATTGGCAAGCACCAATAACATATCCTTCAATTACAGAAGAGGGTGATGTTATATATATTATTTCTTGGAACGAAGATAAATATAATGCTGACAACACAAAAGGTTGGGAAGCAACAAAATCAAACGACGAATCGGAAACACCTACCAAATACAATTGGAACGGCACAGCTTGGGTGTCCGAATAGGAGACTCAAATGCCAAGAAATAAATCTGGCTCAAGAAACGGTGGAGTAATTGGAAAAACGAATAAAAGTTCGTTTGGAAAAGATACTGTTACATCAAAAACATCATCTGGATCATTTACAACACAGCCAGGAACAAGATTAGTTAGAACTGTGGTCGTTGCAGGTGGTGGTGGCGGAGCAGGGACACCTAATTCACCTGATCACGTTGGTGGCGGAGGTGGAGCAGGAGGTGCTAGAAATTTAGAAGTGCCTGCATGTGGAAACACTTCTGTTCCAATAACAATTGGAGCTGGTGGTGCAGGAAGCACAGGTCAATCATCTTGTGGAAATAATTCTCAAATAGTAGTTGGTGGAACAACTTATTTTTCAACAGCAGGAGGAGGTGCAGGTTCTTGTAATTCATGTGCTGGAGGAAAACCAGGAGGGTCTGGTGGTGGAGGAGGATCTAGTGGTTCTCCAGGGGGCCCAGCAGGCACAGGAAATGCTGGAGGTTTTAGTCCACCAGAGGGAAATAATGGAGGTATCGGAGACGATGCAACACCATCTGATTTAGCTGGTGGTGGTGGAGGAGGACACTCTGCTGCAGGGACTGCAGGAAACCCACCTAGTGGTGGACCTGGCGGAGCAGGAACAGATTTTAGTCCTTTTTTCCCTGGAGCAACTATACCTAATTGTGGTGTTTATGCAGGTGGTGGGGGTGGTTCTAAATTTTCTGGAACACAAGGCACTGGTGGAACTGGTGGTGGTGCAGCAGCAGTAAATAGTGGAACAGCAAATGCAGGAACAGCAAATACTGGTGGTGGTGGAGGTGGTGCTGGTGGACCAGGACCTAGATCTGGTGGAGCAGGTGGTTCAGGAGTAGTGGTCGTAAAAGAATTAAATAAAGCAAGTGGTGTGTGGTCAATGCAAAGTCAATTTCAATCACGAAAATGTGGAACATGGCCAGAACTACCAATTACAACAACAATAAATTATTTAGTGGTCGCTGGTGGTGGCGGTGGTGGAAGTGATAGTGGAGCTGGTGGTGGACTAGGTGTAGGTGGAGGTGGAGCTGGAGGATACAGAGCTTCAGGATATGGACCCTCGCCTTTACAAGGAACAGCATTATCAGTAACAGGATTTGCAGGTGCATCTTTTTCAGTAACAGTAGGAGCTGGAGGAGCAACAAATGCACCTCAAGGAAACGGAAGTAAAGGAAGTGACTCTGTTTTTGAAACTATAACATCTACAGGTGGTGGTGCAGGTAGAGGTAACCCAACATGTAACTGGTGTAAAGATGGTGGATCAGGTGGTGGTGGAAGCTTTAGTGCTTCTGGTGGATCTGGTAATACACCTCCTACAGATCCTCCTCAAGGTAATAATGGAGAACCAGGAACTTTTTCAGGAAGCTACCCAGGTGGTGGTGGAGGTGGAGCTGGAGAAGCTGGTGGAACTGATGGAGACGGTTATGGTGGAGACGGAGTTACAAATAATATAAATAACTCTTGCACTGCTTATGCAGGTGGTGGTGGAGGTGGATTTATATCTAGTGGTGGATCGCCTGGAGGAACTGGTGGAGGAGGACCAGCTGGAGGACCAGGAGGAACTGGAACAGCAGGTTCAGCTAATACTGGTGGTGGCGGTGGAGGATCTGGTGGTAATGGCGGTAATGGTGCTGCTGGTGGATCTGGTATTGTTATTTTAAGAGCACCAAGCACAACAACTCTTGCAGTATCACCTGGCACTAATTCAACTTCAACTCACCCTGGTGGAGATAAATTAGCCACGTTTACAGTTTCTGGAACATTGACAATTTCTTAATAATCAATATAAGAAAGATATAGAAAGATGAACCTAACAAATTATTATTGGTATTTTCAATCAGCGATTCCAAGTCGTATTTGTGATGAGATAGTTAAGTACGGAAAATCTATTTCAGATCAAATGGCTGTGACTGGCGGCTTTGGTCATGGTAAAAATTTAAATAAAAAACAAATAAAAGATTTAAAAACAAAAAGAGATTCTAATATTGTTTGGATGAATGATAGATGGATATATAAAGAAATACAGCCGTATGTTCATCAAGCGAATGCAAATGCAGGTTGGAATTTTCAATGGGATTTTTCAGAAAGTTGTCAGTTTACAAAATATGAAAAAGGTCAGTTTTATGATTGGCATTGTGATGGTTGGGATAGACCTTATGTTAGAGAAAACGCAAATGATCCATCGCATGGTAAAATAAGAAAGCTGTCTGTTACTGTTAGTTTATCAGATCCAAAAGATTATAAAGGTGGTGAATTAGAGTTTGATTTTAGAAACCAAGATCCAGATAAAAAACCTAATATTAGAAAATGCACAGAGATATTACCAAAAGGATCTTTGGTTGTATTTCCTGGTTTTGTTTGGCACAGAGTATGTCCAGTTAAAAAAGGATCTAGATATAGTCTAGTTATTTGGAATTTAGGATGGCCTTATAGATGAGTTTTCCAACAAAATTAATTAGAGAAGAATATTTTAAATGTCCAATATGGTATGCTGATGAACCTAAGTTTGTTAAAAAATTAAATAAAGCATCTGATAAATATATAAAAGCAGCACAAAAAAATTTAAAAAAACAAATAGATGAAAGAAATAAAAAATTTGGTGACAAAGGAGATATGGGTCATGTATTTCACTCAACCAGTTTAATTAATGATCCTAATTTTTTAGAATTACAAGAATACATAGGTGCAACTTCACATAATTTATTAGATGAGATGGGTTTTGATTTAACTCATTATCAAGTGTTTACAACAGAACTTTGGGTTCAAGAATTTGCTAAAAAAGGTGGTGGGCATCACACACTACATACACATTGGAATGGTCACATATCTGGTTTTTATTTTTTAAAAGCAGATGAGTCCACATCATTACCTATATTTGAAGATCCAAGACCAGGTAATATTATGAATCTTTTACCAGAAAAAGATAAATTAAAAGTCACATATGCAACCTCTCAAATTCATTTTAAAGTTCAACCAGGTAGGATGATATTTTTTCCATCGTATATGCCACATCAATATGTAGTTGATATGGGTTATAAACCGTTTAGATTTATACATTGGAACTGCCAAGCGATACCGAAAGGAGTTTTAGATGTCGTTCAAAAAAAATAAATATAGTGTTTTAAAAAATGCAATATCAAAAGAGCTAGCAAATTTTGTATATAATTATTTTTTAAATAAAAGAAATGTTGCTAAAGTATTATTTGATTCTAAATATATCTCACCCTTTACAGAGTATTGGGGTATATGGCATGATGAACAAGTTCCTAACACATATTCACATTATGGTGATCTTGCTATGGAGACTCTGTTGCAACAAGTAAAACCTGTCATGGAAAAACATACAGGCTTGAAATTATCTGAAACATATTCGTATGCTAGAATATATAAAAAAGGTGATGTATTAGCTAGACACAAAGATAGATATTCTTGTGAAATATCTACCACTTTAAATTTAGGTGGTGATGACTGGCCAATATATTTAGATCCAACTGGTAAACAAGGCCAAGCTGGTGTTAAAGTAAAATTAAATCCAGGTGATATGTTGATATACTCTGGATGTGATTTAGAGCACTGGCGAGAAGAATTTACAGGTAAAGATTGTGGTCAAGTGTTTTTACACTATAACAAAGCAGGATCTAAAATGGCAAAAGAAAATGCCTTAGATAAAAGACCTATGATAGGTTTACCTTCATGGTTTAAAGGCACAAAGTTGACTAATTCTACAAAATAGTCTATACAATAGACTGGTGGGGAGAGACACCACCACACCCTCTCCCTGCTTTTAATCTATTAATTAACTGCAAAATAGGTATAATGGATTATTATGCTACAAAAGATAGGTTTTCAGCCAGGTATAAATAAACAAATTACAGACACAGGAGCAGAGGGTCAATGGACAGATTGCGATAATGTCAGGTTTCGTTATGGTATTCCAGAAAAAATAGGTGGTTGGAAGCAACTAGGAGACAGTAATCTTACAGGAGCTGGTCGAGGACTACATCATTTCGTAAATAGTTTAGCTAGAAAATACGCTATCATTGGCACAAACAGAATTTTATATGCTTTCTCTGGAGGTGTATATTATGACATACACCCTATTAAATCTACAACCACGCTCACAAGTGCATTTACCACGACCAACGGATCACCGACGGTTACAATAACTTTTTCTAGTCCACACAGTATATCTGCACAAGACATAATATTATTAGATAATTTTTCTACAATTACTAATTCAAACTTTGTAGAGGCAGATTTTAAAGATAAAAAATTTATGGTGACATCTGTGCCTACAAGCACAACACTAACTATAACTATGCCATCAAATGAATCAGGATCTGGTGCAACGACATCAGGCGGTATTAGAGTACAACACTATTATCCAGTAGGACCAGCTGTACAAGCAAAAGGTTTTGGTTGGTCACTGGGGTCTTGGGGTGGTACAGTTTCTGGTAATCCAACAACTACACTACAAAATGGTATTACAGATACAGCAACAACAGGTATTATATTAGTAGATGCATCACAGTTTCCAACTGCAGGAACAAATTTTTTACAAATAGATAGTGAAGAAATATCTTATACAGGTATTGCAGCAACAGGAGAACTTACAGGTGTAACTAGAGAGGTGGGTGGAACTACAAAAGCAGCTCACAGCGCAGGTGCAACAATCACTAGTACAACAACTTTTGTTGGTTGGGGTGAAGCTGCATCTGGAGACTTAGTATTAGAACCAGGTATGTGGTCACTAGATAATTTTGGTGACAAGGCTATTTGTTTAATACATGATAGTGCAGTGTTTTCTTGGGACTCTAGTTTAACAAACGCTACAGATACAAGAGCTACAATTATAACTGGTGCACCAACTGCATCAAGACACATGGTTGTATCAACACCTGATAGACAC